TTGTCGCGCTGCCAGCCCTCGCCGATGAGCTGGACCGGCGTCTCGGCCCCGAGGATCACGTTGCGCTCCGCCAGGCCACTTGTCCGCAGGCCGATGCCGGGGCAATCCGCGATCAGGTTGAGGCCCGCATAGGCGGCGCTGATGCCGATGGAATATTGTCCGACCGCGGCGTCGGCCAGGACGATGTTGTTCATCGTTTCCGCGGCCAGGATGCCGGTGGTATAGACCTGCGACGTGCCCGGGCGGGTCATCCGGTCGATGATGCAGCGGGTCACGTAACCGCCCATGATCTTGATGCCCGCATAGGCGTCGCTTGCGACGTTGAGCAGACAGCAGTGGACGGCGCCGCCGCCAACCGACTCAATCGGCACGCCGCAGCCGTCCACGAGGCAGCCCCGGAGATAGGCAGACCCGTTGCTGCACCAGACCCCCCGGCCGCAGTTGGTGAACTTGCCGTCGTACACATTCACGCCGCCGGGCGGGACGATCACGGCGCCGGTACTCAGGTCCCGAAACTCGAACCCAATGAACGTCCCGGCCAGGCTGTCCCAGCCGCCGCCGCGTACCCCGTAAGTGACCCCCGATCCGCCGGCGATGACAGCCTTGGCGGCCTTGTCGCCGGGGGTGACCCGGTAGGCCTCCCACAGGTTGGGGGCCGACAGGATGATGTCCTCATCGAAGACCTTGTAGATCACCGCCCCGCTGGAGCCGTGCTGCTGGTTGTAAACGATCTCCTGGCCCTGATCGTCGCGGGCCCGGACCCAGATCTTGTAGGATGCCCCGTAGGACCCGTTGATCTGGTCCGCCGCCTCGCCGAGGGTCTTGAAGGGATCGCCCTGGCTGCCGTCGCCGGTGCCCGTCCGCGAGCCGTCGACGTAATAAGTGGGCATCAATTCACCTTCGGCATCCGCCGGTCCACGAACACGTCCTTGAGGACCTCGATCCCCACCCGCACGGCCGCCTCGCTGCGAATCGATCGTTCACCGAACGGATTGAAGTCGGCGGGCTGAAACCATCGCCCCTTCTTCGGGTCCCGATGAGTATTTGCGATCAGGGCCATGAGAGCCGACGTCCTCTGCCAGGCCTCCTCCACCCGTCCCTCGGCCATGACGATCAGCTCGCGCAGCGTCAGGGGGCCGGGATTGATTCCAATGATTCCGGCGAGCTGCCAGATGATGCGTTCAGCGTCTCGAGCACTCGTTCGGCAGCTTGTTCGAGCTGGCCGCTCTCCAGTTTTGCCGCCACCAGCCGCTCGGCCTTGTCGATCATCGCCCACGTCGTGTTCACGATCCGCCGGAAGTTGGCCCGCCTCTGCGGGCTCCACGAAAAATCCGCGAGTTCCTCCAGCAGGGCCTTGGTCGCGTGGTCGATGGCGTCGCCGGCCATCGCCCGGCCGAACTCCTCGTCGGTGACGCCCTGAGCGTCCGCCTCCGGCTTGCATACGGCGTAGACCACATCGCACAGCAACACCGGATCGCGGATCAGCCTCTCGAGTAAGTCGCCCTCGATCACTCCGAGCAGGTTCACATCCAGCAACCCCCGCACCCGCTTGATGGCATCGACGTTGATCGTGACCGTCCAGTTCCGGCCCGCGTTGTCGGTAAAAGTCTTCATCACTGGACACTCTCATAAAGCACACCGATCTTGAGCACGGCCGCCTCGGCGGTCCCGTTGCTGACCTGGACCACATCCACCGCGTTGCCGGTCAGCGGATTCGTCTCGCCGGTGCCCTCGGCCCACCACCAGACCTCGTTGGCCGGCAGGTCGACCGCCTCGAGGCTGTTGCCCCCGCTGTCCTGGAAGTCGACGTGGGATCGCTTCGTGGCGTGGACCGCGAACATGACCGCGTCGTCGCCGTCGAAGTCGGTGTTGATGGTGACCTGCCTGGATACGACCAGGGCAGTCCCCTGTGCGGGCAGGACGTCGCCATCTCCAGAGTCGGTCAGGGGGACGACGTTGCCGGCCACCGTGCCCACGGTGACCCCGTACCGCACGCCGGCGTCCCAATACACGTCCACGACATTGCCGGTGCCGATCCCGTGGCCGGTCCCCAGCGTGACCTCGCCGACCGTGTCGCTGGTCCGGGTGGTCAGCGTTCCCGCCTTGCCGGCGGGCAGGTCCACCGCGTGGCTGATCTGGCCCTCGGCCTCGCGGGTGATCAGCGACTGGATCGAGATCCCGGCCAGGGACACGTTGCTGCTGATGGTTCCGATAGGCATTGTGAACTCCTCATAGGCTGGAGACTGGAGGCTGTAGGCTGGAGGCCGAAGACCGCCTGCTGCAGACTACGGACTTCTTCTCAACTCCCACCAGCTCCCGCCAACATCGACACCGGCGCACCCCGTGCGGGTTCAGGGGCCCATACTCTTTGCACACCTCACACCACTCGTGCTTCGAGAGCCATGTCTGGAACTCCGGGGTCTGGCGCACGAATCCGGCGAGACCGGAGGCCAGAGTCGTGCCGAAGAGCGTGGCGTAATGCCCCGCGAAACCGAGGATGTCGGCATCGACGACCAGCCGGGATTCTGTGGTTCTCCCTTTTCGCATTGTTCACCTTTCTCAGACCCACGCCGGGGCCCGGGTCGAGTAGGTCGGCTTGATCGTCACGTTGACCGTGATCGCCTCCTCGAGCGGCTCGTTGCGGGTGAAATTGGTGACCACGAAATCCGCGTCCAGGCCGTGGCCGTTCTCGCCGTCCAGGATGGCGAACGCGATCGGCGTCGAGTTGAACCAGGCCTGCTGGATGGCGTTGAACCCGGCGTCCGCCGTGTCCCAGATCATCTCGAACTCGACGCTGCCGTTTTTGAGGGTGGCCACCGCCGCCCGCCAGCCCTGGTTGCGCCGCGTGGTCACGTCCGCCTCGCCGGTCTCCAGGTTCAGAGTGACGTCTTTCACGTTCGGCAGCTCGCTGGTCGCCCGGGCGCCCGCCGGGCCGTGGTAGAGCTTGGCATGCATGCCGAGTTTGACGCCCATTACAGGACTCCTTCCAACCGATCCGCTACCGAATGACCCGGAACGTCAGCGTCACCACGCTGGTGAACTGCCGCAGCTGCTCCATGTGCTCCGGCGAGTAGATGGGGATGTTTTCGGTCTTGACCCACGCCGCCTCGGGCGTCTGGAGCCGCTTGAACCGGAAGTAATCCACAATCGCCTCGACCAGCTGCATCAACGGATCGAGCTGGGCCGCATCGTCCTCGCTGAACCGCTTCTGGACCGCCACGTCGATCCGGTAGTCGTATTGATTGAGGTTCCGGCCGGCCGGTTCGATGCTGACGCCCTGGGGCACCACGGTCACGTGCAGCGTGTCCATGTCCGTCAGCTCGAACTGCGGGCGGTAGAGCCTCTTGGCGGTGAACGGCTCGATAAAGCCACCGGCGTTCAATTCGGCGGTCACCGCGTCGGCGATAGCCACGCTCCTGGACACGTCAGTTCTCCTCCCGGGCGATGCACGGCCGCGAGATGATCTTGTCGTGCAGCGACCGGTTGAGTTTGAGGAGGTCGCTGGTCATCTCGATCAACTGCCGGATTGCGGCGGTGTTGGCCGTCACCACCTGGTTGCTGGCCTCCAGGGCGCCGAGCAACTTGTGGATCAGCCAGATGACCACGCCCAGCAGGACGGCGGAGAAGCCGAGGAATCCGTACTGCACGATCGGCTGGAGCATCCAGTTGTCCATCACGCGTCCTCCGTGGCCACGTGCTTCGTGTGAATCCTCAGCGTGCTGCGATAGGGACCCGAGTACCGCCAGTCGGGCTCGCCGCCGCCCGGGCCCATGACCTCGTACACAAAAACCCTCTCGTTCTGGGTCTCACGAATCCGATCGCCGCGTTGCGGAAGGATCTCGTCCCCCGCGAGAACCAGATCCTCGGCCCGGATCAGGTAATCACGCTGTATAAAACGCACCGATCCCCCGTAGCCGTCGTCGATCCGGAACACCGTCTGGCCGACGGTGGCCTGAAGCTCGACCGTGTACTCACCCCGCTGGTAGACCACCGTCCGGGTCAGATGCCGCTGCCGCTGGTCGTCGAGCCAGGCCGCACTCTGTTCCAGCAGATCGGTCATGACGCTCGCTCCGCTCGCGATAGTCTTTAGTCCGTAGTCTGGAGTCTGTAGGAGGGAAAGAAGCAACGTTGGCCGCGCCTACAGTCTGCAGCCTCCAGCCTCCAGCCTATTTCGCTCACGCGATCGGGACGGCCAACACGAACACGTCCACCGCACCGGCCGCCGAGAAGTTCGCCTTGATCGCACCGCTCGCGGCGATCTCGTCCTTGGCGGCCACGATCGTGCCGAACCGGACGATCGCGTTGTCTGTCGTCCCCTTGGCCTTGGCCTCGGTGATGTCGTCCGTACCCGCGGTGCCCGAATGCAGCTTCACATTCGCCGCATTCGTGTCCCGGGCGATCATCCAGGCGTCGGTGATTAGGAGCTTGACCGGCGCACTGGCCAGGACGGTGACGTCACCGGCACCGGCAGCGGTGCACGTCTTGCGGATCAGGATCGGGACGCCCGAGGCTCCGTCGGCGACCGTGGCCAGGCTCTTCGGACCGGCCTTGCCCGACTCGAACGAGTCGCCATCGCCGATGAGCAGGTTGCCGTCGGTGGCCGTCGCCGTGCCGACGTCGGACAGGTCCGCCAGGCCGAGTTGCTCGGCCACCGCCTCCTGCAGGCTCCGCAGCAGCACGCGGACCGTGCTGTCGCCGGCGGCCGCGGCGGCGACGGCCACGCCCATGTACACGTCCGTCGAGGTCTTGGTCGCCTTGTTGGTGGTGTCGTTCCAATAGACCGCGTCGCCCAGGCCGATCGCCAGGCCGTCGGTCTTGGCCACCTCGAACACGCCCCGGGCGGCCAGCGAACCGAGTTCGTTGGCCGCGATCGGCGCGTTGGCCACAAAACTCACCTTGCCGACGACCACGACCTCGCCGGCCGCGATAGCCGAGGCGGGCGTATAGTCGATCCGATCGCCGACGTTCAGATACCGTGCATCCATCGTTAAGCTCCTTCGGAGTAGTCTGTAGTCCGTAGTCTGGAGTCTGGAGGAGGATCCAGGAATCTTCGTATCCTGCGCCTACGGACTCCGGACTCCAGACTCCGGATTTCTGCCTTCATCACGCTTCGCCTTTACAGCGAATTCCACCACGGGGATCCTGCAGAGCCACGCCGAAATCGTGATAGCCCCGCATCTGAATCCCGAGCACGTTGAAGTCCGCCTCCGCGGTCTCGATCGTCGGGGACTCCTGCCCGTTCAGGAACGCGACCTCGATAACCGGCAGGTCGGCCGGCTCGGCCAGCAGGTACCACGCCTTGGCCGAGTGCCCCGTGTACTGGCTGTTGGCCAGGTAGCGGCTGACCTCGACGCGGAACTTGCCCTGGTGCGGGTTGTTGGTCGGGTACTTGGTGTTCGCGGTGGTGTCGCGGATCTCGACCGCCTTGTAGAGCTGCGTGCCATAGGCACTGAGTGCCGTCGGCACCAGCAGGATGGCCGGCATGATCCCGATCGGCTTGCCGTCCGAGTCCACCTGCTCGAGGAAGGCCACCTCGGCCTTGGTCAGGCCGTCGATGCTCAGGGCGGTGTCCGCCCCCTCGAGGTAGTTGCGGTTGCCGACGGCGAAGAACGCCCCGTTGTTCAGGAAGATGGCCCAGAACTCGTCGTTGATCTTGAGGCCGCTGCCGCGTCCCAGCTTGCGGGGGACGGTGGTGATCGCACCCAGGTCGTCGTTGATCAGGTCCCGCCGGTCGATCGAGAGCAGCAACCCGTAGGTGTCCGCCTTGTTGGTGTACTTTTCCTCGCCCAGCGTCCCGTGCTTGAGCTCGCCGCCGGGTGCGACCCGCTCGTACTGATCGGTGCCGATCAGCCGGTAGCTCGTGACCGTCTTGAAGTCGCTGACGTTGCGGACCGCACAGATGTTCCGCCAGGTGCGTTCGACGGAGAAGAACCCGTCCAGCAGAAACTTGTTGGCCACGTTGGACAGGATGCCGCCGATGTCGACGGTCGAAAAACCGGCCTGCACGTCGCCCTTGAACGCGAATCGCAGGACCGATCGGCTGTCGCGGAAGTTGCGACCGGTGTATCCGTTGGCCCAGGCGGCCTCGAGCAGCAGCTCCTGCAGGCCGATCCCGCCCCGAAACCGCTTGTCGGCCACGTCCAGCGTGCGGGGCTCGAAGAGCTTGTCCACGCTCGGCAGGCCGGCGGTCAGCATGCACGCGGCCTCCAGGACCGTGCCGTTGACCACGCTGTCGGGCACGTGCATCGCCGGGGCCTTCGGGCGCGAGGCGCGCAGCTTCTCCAGCTCGCATTTTTCCTCGGTCCAGCCCTCGGTAATGGCCCTCTCCTCGATCTCCGGGAACCTGCCCGCGCAGATCCGCCGGATGGCGCTGATGCGTTTCGTTTCGACCACGGCTTGAGCACGTAACTCGTCGACCGGGGTGACGTGCCCTTCCGGCAGGCGGGCAGACGGGTTGGCCTCCATGCCATTCCCGTCTGTCTGCGCCTCGAGCGTGGGCTCCGGCGTCGGCGTCGTCTCATCGGTCTGCGTCACCTGTGTGTCGTTCGTCTCATCCATGAGAGTGTTCTCCTGCGAAAGCTGCGCCGCGATGGTCGCAGTGGTGTTCGTGT